GGCAAAAAACACGCGGGTCTTCCCATTACGTATTTTCCTCGTGTCCCTCGGCTCATCTTTGAGTTGTGCATTGTATACGAAACCAGCCGTTCGGCCCTCATCGTAACACTTTGCAATTCGAGAGATCTCTTTTTTGAGATTTTCCTTCCCTTCGTAGACATTCTCCTTAACTTCTTCTAAGTGCTTGATCTTCTTCCCAGCGAAACCAAAACCGGCTGCTTTTCTTATGTCAATCCTGCGTATATACGCATCTTGAAGAGCTCCATTAAGTGCTGTCTCAAAGTTGAGGGGTTTGATCTTATCAAAATCAACTTCCTTTTCTTTTAAACACACTAAAATATGCTCAACGTACTCATCAACACAATAAGCAAGTAATTCCTTATCAATGCTAGGTTTATTTTCACTCGCAGCATTTAGATAGTTATTATACGGGCTAACCCACTCTCCATCAACATTTCCAGGATTCATCATTGGAATTCCAAATCTGACTTTCTGAACATGTCCATAGACGTTGAAAAATTGTTCCTCAAGGGAAATTTCCATGTCCTTAACGAAAATGTTTTTGGTCAAATTTGATCTGTTCCGAGCATTGACTTCACCTGGAATCTTGCCAAAATATCTCAAACCGCTTAGCGGCAGATATCGGGTTGCTGATTTCATATTAGGGGATTCAAGACCAACTTCAGCAGTCAGATTTCCTCTATCTATCTGTTCTGTAATACTATCAACGATATTTCCTTCATTCATTAGTGGCATTAATCCACCATGACTCTGGAATTTCTTGATAGCCTCCTTCAACAATTCACGGTTTAATGCTATCGCGTAGCACTCCGACGAATGAGGGAAACCAGAAAAGTGCATTCCCATAATAAATGAGGTGTGTTTTATGGATCCCAACAGTGGGACTCCACACAACCCTGGTTTATGAGAGGAATATTCAAATCGATAGGTATCTTCAACAACTGCTTTTCCAAATTTAGCCTGTGCTTCTTTCTTACCATCCTTGAGAGCCATCAATTCAGTTCCTTCAAATGAAGCAACTATTGTTTTAAAATCTCCAGAATTGGCTTTGGTTGATATCACATGCTGTAGTATGTCTTTAAATAACAATCCAGACACCTTAATCAGCGTCATGTCATTGCCTAAGTCCATCCTAGTAGCTTTGTTAACCAGCGTTTGTGTGTAATCATTATGATTCAACACATAGCTCTGATTACTAACTTCAATTACACAATCCTCAGGAGGAAGAGCGTGGGTATTCATTATCATGATATTGGAGCACAATCCAATTCCGTGAACATTCCAAGC